GATTACAGGCTTGCAAGGGTAGGTGGAAAGGTATATGAGGCTAAGGAACCTGAAACAGTACCAGGTGAAAACGAAGACCTTAACAAAAGATGAAGAACTAAATGATATCGTGGCTTATGAGCCAGCGGGCAGTATCCTTGCAGACATCCAGCCAATGTCAGGGAGAACTCAAGCGGAGCAATACGGCGTCAGGATCGCCTATATGCTGGTCGCATACACAAAGGACCGTGTGCAGGAAGAACAGTTCATTGAAATTGCCGGAGAGGACTACAAGGTTGTCCGGATTGCTGACTGGGGAAGTCACAAGGTCTTAGATTTAGAGAAGGTGATCACATGAGTGGATTTTCAGCAGAGATCCAAGGACTTGATGCGATGATTCAGCAATTCAATGCCATAGGCAAGGGAGCAGCAGGGCAGGCGGTACGCGAGACTGCGAAAAAGGCACAGGCCCAGGCGAAAATACTGGTGCCGGCTGGCGGATCCGGAGAACTGCGGGAGAGTATTCATACGAAGTTTTCACGCAGCGGTGGCACATTTGAGGGCGTAGTATACACGAACAAAGAATATGCACCCTATGTGGAGTTTGGAACCGGTCCGATCGGGCAGGAACACAAGCCGGAACTTCCGGAGGGCGTCAACATATCCTACCGGCAGGATGCCTGGTGGATTCATGAAAGCCAGATCGACGAGGAAGTGGCCAGCCGGTATCATTTCTTCCGGATCGAGACACCAGCCGGGGTATTTTACCGGTGTGGCGGCCAGGCAGCTCAACCATTCATGGTGCCGGCAGCGACTCTGGCTAAGAGAATCTTTCCCCAGGAAGTTGAAAAGGCTGTAAAGGCCTGGGCAAGGAGGTAGAAGATGCAGAATTTTAAACCAGCGATTGCAGAACAGTTATCAAAGCTAACCGGTGTAAAACAGCTTTGTGCGGGATATCCAAAAGATTTCGCCCAGATGCCAACCGTTACTTACTCAGAAAATAATAATTCAGATGCCGGATATACAGGCATAGAGGTTGCAACTGATCTTGAATATCAGTTTGACATCTGGGCGAAAGGAAGTACCTCAGGCTTGGCATTACAGCTGGATGATCTTATCACACTGCTTGGCTTTCGCCGGGCGGGATCAAACGAACTTGTTGATACAAACACTGGATTAAATCATAGGATTTTAAGATACCGTGGGCGGTACGATTCCATCATGGGGCGGATCACCCAGGTATAAAAAGGAAAGGAGTTATAAATGGCAGATGAAGTAGTAAAAAATAAAGGGCTTGCCTCTATCGGTATTAAAGTCACCATAGGAGGTAAGGAGATCAAGTATGTTACAGAGATTCCGGAGTTGGGGGCAGCGCCTTCCGCGTTGGATACGACAACCCTAAAGGATAAGACCACTACAAGCGTTCCAGGAGTACAAGAACTGAAAGACATGGAGTATGGCATCCTTTATAACAATAAGGACGCAGATTCAGATTTCAGGATTTTAAAGGGCTATGAGACATCTGGAGAAGCCCAGCCGGTGGAGATCACATTTCCGGACGGGACAGCATTTAGCTATGACGCTTATATCAGCGTCCGTACTAATGCGGCAAAGGTAAATGAGCTTTTAGGGGCAACCGTTACAACAAACCCGCAGACAGAGATTAAAACAACAAATCCAACAGCACCGCAGTCATAAGAGAGGATTTTGCCTCTCTTTTTGAAAGGAGAAAATAAGAATGAAGAGCTATCCAATCACAGTAGGGAAAGAGAAATTTAAGCTGAGGATCACAGCGCAGGGGCAAAAGAATTTAATCCAGGAGCACGAAAAAACCTTTTTTGGGCTTGTGAGTGAGTCCATGGAGCCGGGAGGCGTGGGAATCATTGATATCCTGACCGAGGCCCTGAATTTTAAAGGGAATGACAACTCTGTCTCTGACGGAGATGAACTTTATGATTTGATGATTGATGCAGGCTATGATCAGGAGAAAATCTTTAAAACCGTGGTAGAGACCGGAAAGACCAGTGGGATACTGAGCGAAAAGGAAGCCCAAACTTTTTTGCGTGTGACAAAGCAGGTAAAGAGCGGAGTGTTCCAGAAACTTGAGGAAGCTGCCGACGATCTTGCAGGAACAGAAGAGAAAGATGTAGAAAAGGAACCCGAAAAAACACCCTCTGAACCAGTGGACGATTGATGACCTTGTCCACGAAGGCGTCATGGCTGGACTGGATCCCATCTCTGCATGGGATTACTCCCAAGGTGAAATCATTGAATTTATCCAGGGATATCGGGAACGTACAGACTTCTATAATAAAAATCTTGCAATGATTGCATATGGTCAGGTCATGGTTATAAACCATTCTATGGATGGAAAAGTGGGTGACGTATATGATTACTTCCCATTCTGGTCGGATCAAGAAATTTCAGAGGCAAAAGTTGAAAAAATAAAACGGCAGATGGCCCAGGTTGCAGAGACCTGGAATGCAGGCAGAAGGGAGGAAGAATGAACATTGAGGAAATGACCTTAAAGATCCGGGCAGATTTTTCAGAAGTACAGAATATAGGTAACCGGATTGCAGCAGAGTTTCAGAAGGTCAAGGAGGCAATCTCCAAGGCCTCTGAGGCCGGTGATGATCTGCAAAGACGGGCAAGACGAATGGGCCAGAGTATGGACCAGGCAGCCCGAGCGTCCCAGTCATCTATGGGAAAGGCAGCGCAATCAACGACAACCTTCGGGCGAAAACTTGAAAACTTAAAACGCAGGATCTTAGACATTGCCCGGTCCAGCGGCACAATAAATCGAATTGGAACACAATTTCGCAGAGTTGGAAGCATGGCTTCAAGTGCTGCAAATATGACTCGATCTGGTTTCAGCCGAATCAGCAGCGCGCTCAGAGATACAAAAAATAAGATTTCTGACCTAATTCAAAAAATACGATCCATTGGGAAAGAATCAAGAAATGCTGGGGGCCAGGCAAGCAGAAATATGGATCAGATCGGGGATTCGGCATCACGGGCAGCCAATCAGGCGAATGATGGATTTAGTAGGTTATCAGGCCTTTTAAAAGGAGGGCTTGCAATCTTCCTGGGAGGGAAAGCAATTCAGGCGATTACGCAGTTTGGAAAGTCCTGTATTGATCTTGGTTCTGATCTGGCAGAAGTTCAGAACGTAGTGGATACTACCTTCCCACACATGAGCGCCCAGATTGATCAGTTTTCCAAGAGTGCCATTGAGCAGTTTGGTCTGTCTGAGACAGTAGCGAAGAACTATTCCAGCACCTTCGGGGCAATGGCCAGGGCCTTTGGGTTTAGCGAACAGCAAGCCTATGATATGGGAACAGCACTAACCGGATTGTCTGGAGATGTTGCGTCTTTCTACAACATATCGACGGATGAGGCTTACACCAAGCTGAAATCTGTGTTCACAGGCGAGACGGAAACATTAAAAGATCTTGGCGTTGTCATGACCCAGAACGCCTTGGATCAGTACGCCCTGCAGGAAGGTTACGGAAAAACAACAGCAAAGATGACGGAGCAGGAAAAGGTTGCCCTGCGACTTGCTTTTGTGCAGGAGAAACTTTCACTTGCATCCGGAGACTTTGCAAAGACAGCGGACAGCTGGGCTAACCAGGTGCGTGTCTTGAAACTCCGGTTCGATTCCTTGAAGGCCACGCTTGGTCAGGGACTTATTAATATTCTGACACCGGTCATAAAGATCATAAATTCAATTGTGGCAAGACTGTCTGTACTGGCAGAGGCCTTTCTACGGTTTACGGAGATGATCACCGGTAAAAAAGCACAGAGCAATCCAGTCGGTAACGTAGCAACCGGTATGGACGCTGCAACGGATTCAACAAATGACTATACAGATGCGGCCAATGGCGCGGGAGATGCTGCATCCAAAAGTGCAAACAAAGCAGAAGCAGCGGCAAAGAAGATTCAGAGATCTGTTATGGGCTTTGACAAGCTGAATAAGTTGAATGAAAAGCCAAAATCAGATGACACATCTGGTTCAAACACAGGAGGAACAGGAACTGGACTAACTGGAGCTATGAACGATGCTCTAAACAATACAGATCAAAAGTTTGCTGATAGCGCAAAGAAGATTACCGATGCTTTTAACAAATTGAGAGAAACAGCAAGACCTACAACAGAAGCAATAAAAAAGCTTTGGAATGAAGGATTGAAAAAGCTTGGTGATTTCACATGGGACACAATTAAGGATTTCTGGAATAATTTTCTGAAGCCGATGGGTGTTTGGATGTTGAGTGACAATGCAGGGCTTCCACGATTTTTCCGTATTACGAATGATCTGCTCAATGAGATTGATTGGAATCGGTTAAACAAATCTCTTGAGCAACTTTTTCTTGCATTGCAGAAACCAGCTAAATTCACTTGGAATGCCTTAATGGATTTTTATGAATACTTCTTGAAACCTGTTGCTGTATGGGCTGTTGGAGACGGACTAAAACAGCTGAGCGGTATTTTTACAGATCTCATAAATGCGATTGACTGGGATAAATTAAACAAAGCCTTATCGGATTTATGGAAAGCGTTGGCGCCGTTTGCCGTAAAGGTCGGGCAAGGCCTGATTGATTTTGCAAGGGACGTGGCAAAAGCCGTAGCACCATTTGTAAACACGGTAGGCGTCGGCTTTATAAAAGTAATTACGAATCTCGTAAAATTATTGATGCCGTTCGCTGACAAAATAGGCTATTTAATTGGAATCAGTGTTGGACTAAAGGGTGTAAGTAAAGTAGTCAGCGGAGTATCAGGCGGTTTCAAATTATTAAATAAAATTCTTACCAGTTCTGGCATCGCAAAAGCAATCGGAGGAATTGCAAAAATTATTTCGGGTTCTAAAATTGCCGAAATGTTTGAAGTTGTTGCGACAAAAACAGGAACGCTGGGAGAAGCTTTTGCAGTATATTTTCCTAAATTTTCAGCATTAGCAGGGACAATCGGCAGTGCACTGAGTGGCGTGGTAACAGCCATAGGGACCTTTATTGCCGGGCTTAGTGGACCAGTGTTATTAGGTATTGCAGCTGCTATCGCTGGTATTATTGCGATTGTTTGTAATTGGGATAAGGTAAAAGAGTTTTTTACAAAGACACTTCCAAACTGGTGGATCAACACAGTGATCCCTTGGTTCAAGTCACTTCCTGAAAAAATAGCCGAAGTATTTAAAATTGACGACGCCTTTGTAGAGAAGGGAAAGGACATTATATCTGGAATAAAAACAGGCTATGAGGCTATTAAAAGTGGAGAACTACTTTCATGGGCAGGGAAAAAAGTAGACGAATTTTTAAACCGATTTTCCTGGTATAAGAAGTTTAAAACCAGAGGAAAAGACATTATTTCTGGAGTCAAAGGAGGATACGAGGCATTAAAAAACGGTACCTTCCTTTCTTGGGCGGGAAATAAAGTTGATGAATTTCTAGGGAAGTTTACATGGTATCAGAAATTTAAAGACAGAGGTAAAGACATAATCTCAGGAGTCAAAGAGGGCTATGAAACTATAAAAAGCGGAAAGCTATTCCCTTGGATTGGAAATAAAATTGATGAATTTCTTTCAAAATATAAATGGTATAACGACTTTAAGAAAAGAGGGAAGGATATCATATCCGGAGTTAAAGATGGATATGACAATTTCAAAAAAGGAAATCTGTTGCCATGGATTGGAGACAAAGTAAAAGAAGTCTTTGGGAAATTTAAATGGTTCAACGATTTCAAAAAAAGAGGTCAAGATATTATAAAGGGGATCAAGGATGGATACGACAAGTACAAAAAGGACGGTTTGTTTGGTTCTTTATTTGATCTTGGAGAAAATTTAGTAAAGAAATTTATTAAAGGCTTTGAGAATTGGCGGCTTCCCAAATTTAAGATTTATGTTGACTGGGAGTTTCCAAAGGGAATCGTAGGTAAGGCTATGGATGCCATGGGCCTGCCGGGTATACCACATTTGAAATGGAACTTCTATGCAGAAGGTGGTATGCCTGACATGGGTGAGCTATTTGTAGCAAACGAAGCCGGCCCTGAGATGATTGGTAGGATGGGGCGCCAAAACGTCGTAGCAAACAATAATCAGATTACCACAGGTATTCGTAATGCCGTTGTCGATGCAATGGTGCAAGTCATGATGAATAATAGCTCTAATGAAGAGCGTCAGATCGTCGTTGAAAACAAGTTTATGGTAGACAGCGAAACATTTTATCGGATGACGCAAAAAGGGAAGTTGAAAGCGGACAGAAGGTATCATGTTGTAACTCAGATGTAGGACCTCAAGAAAGAGGTCCTTCTTTATTTAAAGGAGGAAGCTAGATGTCAACTTTTTTTGCTGTAGAAAAAGAAGAAATGCCAACGCCGTCCTCTTTGACATGGAAATTGCAGGATATATCCCCGTCAGAATCAGGAAGAACTCAGGACGCAAAAATGAACAAGTCAATTACGGCGCAAAAAAGAACATTAAGCGTTGCTTGGAATAACCCAAAACCATCGGATGTTTCTAAAATTTTAAAGGCAATCAATAAAAAGGTTTATCTGGATGTCACATACCATGACCCGATGGATAACAAAACCAGTACAAGAAAGTTCTATGTAGGTGACAGGACGGTACCATTTAAAATCTGGACGGTTGACAATAAGAGATATGAACGACTTGAGTTTGAATTGATAGAACGATAGAGGAGATAAGATGATAAAAACCAGCGATGAATATAAAAAATACATTCTTGATGACCGAAAATTCTATCATAAAGCAAATATAAAATTAAAATCTGGGGAGATCTTGCTGGTTGATGATTCGAAGGTCATGGAGGGTGGATTAAAAATTGAGGATGCAACAAGTACATCAGGAAAATTTGATGTGGGATCAGCAATCATTAATAAATTGACCCTTACTCTAAACAATGTAGACGATGAATATAACCAGTACGATTTTGAAGGCGCGGAAGTACAGCTTAAAATAGGGCTGCAGCTGTCTGAAACAGTTGAATGGATGGAAAAAGGCGTTTTTACAGTCGATACTCCGATGTTTACAGATACACAGATTACGCTTGAGTGTTTAGATAATATGACGAAGTTTGAGAACCTGTATGACACTGGGTTACCTTATCCAGCAACCTTAAAGGAAATCTTTATGGATGCCTGTAATAGATGTCAAGTTCCCTATACAAATGTTGACTTCCCTAATTCTGGATATATTGTTAAGCAAAGGCCCGCTGGAGAGAACTTGACTTACCGAGAGGTGATTTTGTATGTATCGCAACTGGCAGGTTGTTTCGCCCGGGCCGACCGATTCGGGAATATGGAACTTCGCTGGTACGCTCTTATGGATTTTGAAAAAGAGGATTCTTTGGATGGGGGATCCTTTAATATTCTTAATGAATCTTTTGCATCATATGAGGATGGAGATATTGTCGACGGTGGTGATTTTATCCATTACCGTGGTGGACAGCGGCTTGATGGGGGAACATTTGAGAATCAGGATTATCACGTCATTCATAGACTCAGTGGCCCTTCTATAGGAACAGACGATATTACGATCACGGGTGTCCGTGTGACTGAAGAATTTGAGGAAACAGAAGACGAGACTGATGAAAATGGAACTGTAATTAAGAAAGGGATTAAAAAGGGTGCGGCGTTTATTGGGACAGAAGGATATGTGATAGATGTATCTGGAAATCTCCTGATCCAGCAGGGACAAGCAAAGCAAGTAGCGGAATGGCTTGGGAAGCGACTTATCGGTCTCAGATTCAGACCAATGACAACCCAAGCCCTATCTGATCCATCCATAGAGGCCGGAGATATCGCAGTAATTGTGGACCGGAAAGCAAATACATATCAGACGATTATTACGAATTTGTCTTATCAGTCTGGGAGTTTGGAGACTCTGACAGCAGATGCGGAGTCTGTAAGCTCAAACGGGGCGAGCAGGCAGTCAGAACTATCCAAAGCCATTTCGCAGGCGATGATACAGGAACGAAAGAATACTAAAGAAGATATATCAAACTATGATAAAAAGGTACAGCAGCTTACGGGAATGCTTTCTAATGCTCTTGGTTTTTATGAAACTACAGAAATTGCAGAAGATGGATCACGCATCAGCTACATGCATGATCATCCGGAACTACAGGATTCTATCGTGATCTGGAAGAAAGCAATAGATGGATTTGGAATTAGTACGGACGGCGGTGAGACCTGGGAAACTGGCATGACAAAAGACGGAAACTTGATTGTAAAGGTTCTCACGACGATCGGTATAAATGCAGACTGGATCACAATTGGAGGAGAAGGGAATGTAAATGGCGTATTGAGTATTCGTGATGAGAACGGGAATGAGATAGTTCGCTTAGGACAAGAAGGAATCAGTCTTGCGAACGGCGGAAAGCTTATTGGTGGTAACGGTGTTCTGAGTACCTTTATGTTTTCTTCCGGCGATAATCAGAAAATCGGATATGAACAGGATTATGCTATGCAGGAAAATCTTAAATCTAAGATCATTATAGATGCTCATATCCCGGATAAATTTGTTGTTACAACGGCCCATATAAAATTGTTTCATTTTCCAACTTCGACCGTTAAGGGCAGTGGTACAGTAACTTGGGGATATGCCAGAAACCAGAGACTTTATAAAGCACTAACTCCAATGGCAAAATATTATGTGGAATATTGGATGTCAGAAGGCACATCTACAGATTACAAAGGAACTTTGGAAGAGATATCCAGTGCTTTTGGTTCCAGTGGATTTACTGCAAATTATGTTTCAAGCACGTCTAATGCAAATGGGCAGATTGCTGTCTCTACAGAACTTAGCAGCCAGATCAAGGCTGGTTTTAACAGTTTTGTGATCCAGACCGCAGATTCTATTCCGGCCTGGCAGGGAAACACAACAGATGGTACTGCATATCAGAGCAACGCATATGTCAGAACCGGCTATGGCCGGGCAATCCTGTATGTAACTGGCTATATGGCACCATAGAATGGAGGTACAAATGGCAATACAGAATAGAAGAGGACCGGTAATAAAGCTGGATCCGAACAAGTTGCTGCCGGCAGAGTTTGCGGCGGCACTAGATGCGGAAGAGTTACACTTTTGTTTTGCCCCGGGAGAGACAAAACAAGTTGCGTTCAATGAAGATGTGTTTGAGTTGGTTGATTCTCACACGGGGGAGGTGGTGGCCACACTTACGGCAGATGTAAAGAAAGCTGTTGCAGATGCAGAATCGGCAACAACGTATGCAAATACATCCGCACAAAAAGCAGTAGAAAAATCTACACTTGCGGAGTCTGCGGCAAACAATGCAAATGCAGTGGCGGAAGATCTTGTGGCACGAAAAAATGCTGGGGAGTTTACCGGGCCACAGGGGCCGCCGGGAGAGACAGGTGCGAACGGCATTGTAACGACCATGTCCGGGCAGTACGGGTTTGAAATCCGAGAAGGGCACTTGTACCTTGTATATCCAGACGGAACGACTCCGCCTGATATGAGGATTGATGATGCAGGACATCTAATTTTAACAATTTAAATCAGGAGGTAAAGAAATATGGCAGAAATAGATTTAGGGAAGGTAGTAGGACCCCAGGGGGAACCAGGGGCAAAAGGAGACACTGGTAAAGAAGGGCCTCAGGGACCACCGGGGCCGGAGGGAGTTGTAGACGGAAATAGTACAATAACATTTGTTACACCCGAGGCATATCAGGAGCCACAATCCGGGGATTCTATCGCAAACCTGTTTGGTAGATTCAAGCGCTGGATTTTGGATATTGTTGAAAAGATAGGGGATTTGACATCTCTTAAGACTCCGGATAAAAAGAGTGCCGTTGCGGCGATAAATGCGAACTACGACTCTATTGCACAGCTAGAACAGGACATTGGAAATCCGGCAGATTTAACCACCACATCGAAAGAAGTGGTTGGGGCTGTTAATGAACTAAATGCGGATTTAGACAGTACTAAAACAGAGGTGGGGAGAAAAGCAAATTCAGATGAGCTTGCTAAAACAAATAACCTCCTTAAAGATTATTTGATAACAAGAGAATTTTCAGTTCAATACAATATTCCTGGAAATTCAACTGCGAACTATGCGGTTAATCCGCCGGTTGTGTCCGGATATAAACTTTTATATTGTTTCTGCAATATAACAAATACAGGGCAGGTGACTTGCCATTACTGCGACACAAACCGTGTATACTTCTGGAATCACGCGGCAAATGCAAAGTCCGCTATTGCGATCCTGAGGGCGATATACATCCGTAATTAATAAAATAGGAATTTAGTTTAGGACCGCAAGGTTCTTTTTTGTTGCGATATCGCAACGTGGAGGGAAAATGGAGATACGAGCAGGACCGGAAACGGTCTTTTTATTATGCAATAAACGAATAATGAAATAAATAATTGGAAAGGAAAGTGAGGTACATGAAGAAAATGGAAAATAGCATCATTGATACTTATAATGCAGTTACAGGAGCGGCAGTGGCGGTTTTAAGCTATATCTTAGGAGAGCACTGGATCTTATTTGTGGCATTTCTTGCACTCAATGCAGCGGACTGGCTTACCGGGTGGATGAAAAGCCGTATGGCCGGAAAGGAAAACTCTGTGGTAGGCTGGAAAGGTGTCCTTAAAAAGTTAGGGTACTGGCTTATGATTATGGTAGCATTTGGAGCAAGTGCAGTGTTTATAGAAATTGGAAAGGTGATTGGAGTTGACCTTGGTATAACTACATTGCTGGGATGGTTCGTCTTGGCGTCACTCCTGGTAAATGAGATCCGATCTATTGTGGAGAATTTCGTTGAAGCTGGATTTAATGTTCCTGCAATCCTTATTAAAGGGCTTG